ATTTAATTTAAGATATGTTAGACAAGAGAATTATTAATACTGCGGTTGCAGGAGTAACACCAAGTGCTTGTACAACAGATACAGTTCAAATATTAGATGGAGTACCTTTTGAGTCTATTGCAACATATCAATTAGATGGTAATGCTAATGACTTAACTACTAATTATAACGGTACTTGGGGTGGAACAGAGGCATACGCAACTGGACAATTTGGTCAAGCCGCTGTATTTAATGGGAGTAGTAGTAGGATTACAAGTGGTTTAACAAGTGGTTTAACTGGAGATTTTAGTGTTAGCACTTGGTTTACCCAAGACAACATCTCAACTGATACTGCACACAGGGAATTAATATCCTATATGGATGCTAATGGTAGTACAGGTTGGTGGATTGGAAAACATAATAACACTTCTCAATGGAGAATCTTAGGTGTTACAGGCGTTTCAATAGTTACGATGACTGCTCAAGCAGGTTGGAATCATATTGCGGTAGTAAAAGATTCGTCTACTGTATATGTTTATTTAAATGGATTACAAGTTACAAGTTTTACATTTCCTGGATATTGGAATCTAGGAAGTGGTAATACTCCACAATTTAATATTGGTACTCAATATACTGGAACAGCTGAATATTGGGATGGTTCAATAGACCAAGTAAGAATATACAACAAAGCACTTTCGGCAGATAACGTAGCTACACTTTACAACGAAACAGTTGCAACAGCTTCTACTAATATTGCTCTTGATGCACCATCTTTAGTAGCATATTATAAAATGTCAGATGCTACAGACGAAACAGGTAGTTATGACGGTACACCTTCAAACGTTAATTTCAACGTAGCAGGTAAGTTTGGTAATGCAGGGGAGTTTAATGGAAGTAGTAGTGGAATAGATTTACCAAGTCTTACAAATTCATATCCTTTTACTGTATCAGCTTGGATTAACACTTCGGATTTTCCAAGCAACACTTTTTCTCCAATAGTACAACAAAATATTGCTGGGCAAAGAATAACGATAGGTTCTACATCTCTTTGGAATCCTAATCAAATAGCAATAGCTTTTGGAGGTACAAGTCAATTTAGTACTGATGCAAATTCAATAACATCTAACCAATGGACACACATTGTTGCTTGTTTTAGAGCAAGTACTGATTTTGATTTTTATATTAATGGTTCTGCTGCTAATGTAACAAACAACGGTGGTAATCACGGTGGAACAGCAGCAAATGCACTTGGATATAATGGTTTAAGTACTGAATGGTTCAACGGCTCAATAGACCAAGTAAGAATCTTTGACAGAGCAATAACATCAGAAGAAGTAGAGACACTTTACAATGAAGTACAATGTGTACCTGATATTGTACCTGCAAGTAATTTTAATACTGTTATTTGGTCTGCTGATGGGACAAGTGGCGACATAGATATTAATAGCGTTGGCTTTCAACCAGATTTTGTCTGGGCTAAAATAAGAACACAAGCTTACAGTCACACTTTGTTTGATTCAGTAAGGGGTGTTGGAAGTACGCATATGTTGTGGTCGGATGAAACCACTTCAGAAAGCGGAACTACAACAAGTGCAAGTAATAATGGTTTTGTAAGTTCTTTTAATATTGATGGATTTACTGGAGCTACAGGAACAAATGTTAATGCTTATTTTAATTTAACAGGAAACGACTACGTAGCTTGGTGTTGGAAAGCAGCAGACACTACTACAACAATATCTGCAGGTACAGTAGGTAATACAACAGCAAGTGAGGTCAGAGCAAATCAAGATGCAGGGTTTAGTATTGTGAAGTATCAAGGAAATAATACTTTAGGCGCTACAATAGGACATGGATTGAGTTCAGCTCCTGAAATGATAATTATTAAAAATTATAGTCTATCAATAGGTCAAAGATGGGTTATTGGACATAACAATATGGATTCTTCCTCACCTTGGAATTATTATCTTGAATTTGATACAGATGCACGTGCAATTAATAATGGAAGGTCATTCAATGGAACTGCTCCAACATCTTTGGTATTTAGTGTCGGAAACGATGCTCAAGTTAATCAAACAGGAGATGACTACATTGCTTACTGCTTCCATTCAGTAGATGGGTATCAGAAACTGGGGAGTTATAAAGGAACAGGAGCAGCAGGTAATACTATTGTAACAGGGTTTAGACCAGCTTTTGTGATGGTCAAATCTTCAAGTAATGCAGAGCCGTGGTTTATTTTAGACAACAAAAGAGACGCCAGCAATCCAAGGGATAATCGCCTAATGGCTGATAGCGCTGCTGCTGAAAGCGATGGAAGTGTTCATACTATGGATTTTAATTCAAATGGCTTTACACTGAATGGAACTGTAGGAAACGGAACTAACGGAAGTAACGTTTCATACATCTTTTTAGCAATAGCAGAAGAAGCATTTGTACCTGATAATTTCTTTAATGACGATTCAACTGTAGCTACATATAAATTAGATGGGGATTCAGGAGATGATTCAGGTAATGGATATAATGGTGCTGCTACTAATATAACTTATTCCACAGGGCAATTTGATAAAGCTGCGGTGTTTAATGGGAGTAGTAGTAGAATTTATGTAAATTCATTTGATACTACAACTAATTTTTCTATATCTCTTTGGTTCAAAACATCTTCATCAAATTATCAGGTTTTAGCAAACAATGGAGGTGGTGAATCTACAAACATTGGTTTTCTTTGGTACTTAAATACAAGTGGGAATATAGTTCTTTCAACTTCAAGCGGTGGTGGAGTTTTTGGTGGAACACCTACTACTTCTGCTTACAATGATGGTAATTGGCATAATGCTGTTCTTAATTATGCTTCAAATGGGGTTTATTCTATATATGTAGATAATCAATTGGTTGTTAGTGAAACTTCAAGTAGATATACAGGGGCTTCAGTTGCCGGTCGACCATTTGCAATAGGTGCGTGGAGTCAATTAAATCAATGGTGGTTTAACGGTTCAATAGACCAAGTAAGAATCTTTGACGGAGCATTAGACTCAGGAGAAGTTGCACAATTATACAACGAATAAAATAAATAATTAAATAAAATGAATTCAAATATTAGAAAAATCTCCATAGGAAGAGATTATAAAGACAATGCAATGCACTATTCCGTAGGGCAAGAAGTTTATGGAGGACATATAATATGTGATATTATAGAAGAAGAACATAAATACCTTGTGTACATTAAAAAGAATGACGAGGTATTGCCATGGAAAGAGTTTAATAAAAACATGGCTATCACAGTAGAATTTAATTTAGAATATTAATGCAACACACCCATTGTTATATTGTACAACCTATAAACGGTAGATACAATAACAAAAAAAATATTGATAACAAAGAACTTATATTAAACGCATCGATAGAAGATCATAAGTTTGTAAATAGAAACGGTACAGTGCTTGCACTACCAATCGTTAATGAAAACGAATATTTACAGATAGGTGATGAAGTTATTGTACATCATAATGTATTTAGAAGATATTACGATGTTAGAGGTAACGAAAAAAATAGTAGTAGCTATTTTGAAGAAGATAAATACTTTTGTTATTACGATCAAATATTTTTATACAAACGAAACGGTAAATGGTATACGCCACCAGGTTATTGCTTTGTAAAACCAATACATAGTCAAAATAATTTAGACATTGACAAAGAAGAGCCGCTTACAGGTGTTTTAAAGCACGTAGGAAGCGATTTAAGAGACTTTGGTTTAGATAATGATGATCTAATAGGTTTTACACCAAATAGTGAATATGAGTTCGTTATAGAAGGCGAAAGATTATATAGAGTACCAATTAATTCAATTTCAATTCAATATGAACGTACAAGATTTAAAGAAGAATATAATCCAGTCTGGGTATAAGGCAGTACAAGAGCTTATAAGAGTAGCTGAAGAAGAAATAATTGTTGATGGTGGAGAAGATGAATTGGCTGCTGACAGATTAAAAAATGCCGCTGCTACTAAAAAGCTTGCAATATTTGATGCATTTGAAATACTTACGCGAATTGAAGCTGAAAAAAATTTAATGGAAAACAAACCTGTTGAATCTAAAGAAAGCTTAAAAGGGTTTGCTGAAAGAAGATCTAGATAATGTACGAACAAAGTTTAGTTAAAACCATTACACCTATAAAAGAAAATGTTATTAAAAAAAATAATAGATATAAAAAATGGGAGTATGGCTACAATAAAGAATACGATGTAGTTATTATCAGTAAAAATGGTACAATAGGCGAGGTAATTGAAATACAAAATTTAGCAATTGCATTACCAGCTGTCCCAAAAGAAGTGCAAAACACTGATAATAAATGGGTTGCAGAAGATTACCCTAAGGATTTAAAAAATATTAAAAGTATTTTTGATTGGGAAACCTATTCAAAAGAATTTAAATCTAAATGGCACCCATATATTGATAAAGAATTTACAAGACGTGAAGAAGGACATTGGTTTAAAAATAATAATGTTTCCACTTATATTACTGGTTCTCATTATATGTATTTGCAACACACCAAGATTGATGTTGGAAGACCAGATTTTAGAGAAGCAAATAGATTATTTTTTATATTTTGGGAAGCCTGCAAAGCAGACAAAAGATGTTATGGAATTTGCTACCTCAAAAATAGACGCTCTGGATTTAGCTTTATGGCATCATCAGAAACTACTAACCAAGCGACCATTACATCTGACGCAAGATTTGGTATATTATCAAAATCAGGTGCGGATGCTAAAAAAATGTTTACGGACAAAGTTGTGCCAATCTCAGTTAACTATCCTTTCTTTTTCAAACCTATACAGGATGGGATGGATAGACCAAAATCAGAATTGGCTTATAGGGTACCGGCATCAAAGCTTACAAAAAAGTCGATTACAGAAACGAGTGAAAAACAAATACTTGAAGGGCTTGACACAACAATAGACTGGAAAAATACAGGTGATAACAGTTACGACGGTGAAAAACTAAGATTATTAGTTCACGATGAATCCGGCAAATGGGAAAGACCTGATAATATATTAAATAACTGGAGGGTAACTAAAACAACTCTAAGACTTGGAAGCAGGATTATTGGAAAGTGTATGATGGGATCAACCTCTAATTCTAAAGATAAAGGAGGTAGTAATTTTAAAAAGCTTTATAATGACTCAGATGTTACAAGAAGAAACCGCAATGGCCAAACTAGCTCGGGATTATATTCTTTGTTCATACCTATGGAATGGAACTACGAAGGATACATTAATGCTTTTGGATACCCTGTCTTTGATACTCCAAGAGAACCCGTCATTGGAGTCGATGGAGAGTATATCGATACAGGTGTTATAGACTTTTGGGAAAATGAAGTAGATGGTTTAAAACACGACAGTGATGGTCTTAATGAATATTACCGTCAATTTCCTCGTACTGAGGAGCATGCATTCAGAGATGAAGCGAAAAATAGTATATTTAATTTAGGTAAAATATACGAGCAAATTGATTTTAATGAGGATGCTGTTAGGGACGGTTTAGTTACTAAAGGATCTTTTGCCTGGGAAAATGGTATTAAAGATACAAAAGTACAATTTACACCAAACCCCAATGGAAGGTTTTTAATATCATGGGTACCATCTAAAAACTTGCAAAACAATGTAATAGTAAAGAATGGTATCAAATACCCTGGTAATGAGCATATAGGTGCCTTTGGTTGTGATTCATATGATATTTCAGGTACAACTGATGGACAAGGTTCAAAAGGTTCATTGCACGGTCTAACAATATTTAGCATGGAGGATGCTCCTCCTAATACATTTTTTTTAGAATATGTAGCGCGACCTCAAACAGCTGAAATATTTTTTGAGGATATGTTAATGGCAATTGTATTTTACGGAATGCCAATACTTGCTGAAAATAACAAACCTAGATTATTATATTATTTAAAAAGAAGAGGTTACAGAGGGTTTTCAATGAATAGACC